GATTGAGATAGTATTGGGTTGGCCGCCAACAGATCTCTCCCCAAACGCAAGAAAGCACTGGGCACAAGTAGCTAGAGCGAAGAAACAATACAGACAAAACTGTCATACTGCTACAAAATTACAACTAAAAAAATATAAATATGATTCTTTGCCAGAAAAATTAGTATTAGAAATGACGTTTATACCACCAGACAGACGAAGTTATGACCGAGACAATTTAGTTGCTAGAATGAAGGCAGGTATTGACGGACTCGCAGATGCACTACGCATAAACGATAAACGTTTTAATACTGTTATATCAACAATGGATCAAGACTACCTTGGTGGTTTTGTCCGCATACGCATACTACAGGAAATTCCTTATGGCACGAAAGATCAAGAACCTATCCGTCAAGACACGAGAGTACAAAGATAGGGATGGTAATCCCAAGGCAAATTGGGTTAACATTGGAGTCATTATGGAGAATGACCAAGGCAAACAATTTATGCTGTTAGATAAATGGATAAACTTTGCAGGGATACCTGACTTTAGTGGCAAAGAAAATTCTGGATCAATAATGGTAAATATGTTTGATGTAGATAATGACTACCAAGCTAACCGCAAAGACATACCTCCATCGTATAAAGGAAACGATAACGATATACCTTTTTAAATAAAATACCCCAGAGTGAGCAGACCAGAAGAACACTCTGAGGTATCGACTCTAGATTTTGGGGAAGAGACTAGAGCCTAGTAGACCACGCTTACTTTTTCTTTGGTGGTCTACCAACTTTAGTTCCGTAAGTACCTTTTCCTTTTGGCATAATAAAACTCCTTTTATTTTAATTATGAAAGAATTTTCTTATTCTGTCCATAGTAGTAAATTCATCTGCCCTGTATTTTTTATCAAGTGCTGCTTCTAATTCAATAACTCTACCTAATAGACTTGCTAAAAATACATCTTGTTTCATCTGATGTCTTATTAAGTGTGTGCAATATTTTTTTATTCCAACTACATCATCACTTTTTAAAATTTCTCTTATTCGCATTTCAACCGATAACTGCAACTCTACAGGTGGCTCTTCAATTTCAATGTTGAGAAATTTTTCTTTAGTCATTAGTTTAATTTAGGAAACAACTGTTGCTCAAGCAGATCTACTGCACGGTCATCTAATGTGTTCGAGGTCTGCTTACAAATTGTCCGTAATAAATCTACAATTAACCTCTTGCATCCTGTCGTAGAAAGGAAGCGTAATAATATAGGTTTTAGTATTTTGTACATAGTTTGTTTGTTTTTCCAAACATAGCACACGTTATTGGATCTTGCCTTCTATTTTGCTAACCGCTTCTGATAACTTGTTTAGTCTAAAGTATATGTCTCGTATGTCTCGTTCTCTACGACTACTTATATTAGATAACACCATAACAAGTGCAGTAACAGATGCTCCTATAAGTGCTGCATATACATCTGGCATTTGCGTAAATAGGTAATTATGTATAGTATGACTAATAAATCCTTATTATGACAGAGGAAAAGAAAGGAGTTCTACAAAAACTCAAAGAAAATATTACTGACAAAGAAGAACAACTAACTTTTATATCTGTTGTTGTCCGACTTGTAGTTGTTGCATGGAGTGGTTTTATAGTATCCCTTAACTACATATCGCTACCCGGATACAGCAACGAACCCAAAGATATAACTTTCCCTGCAAGTTTGCTGACAGGTGCATTAGCAAGTTTTGGTTTGGAAGGTGCTAAGAAAAGAGGTGACGGTACATTTAAACCAGAAGACAAACCATTAAACAAAAAAGAAGTAGAAGAGTTACTAGCATCACAATCTGGCAGCTATCAAACAGTTAGAATTGAAACGCCAATTAAAATTATTGGTGCAGAAATTGTTGATCCTAAACAAAAAAAATGAAAAAACTACTAGCACTACTTTTACTGTTTAGTCCTTCTGTAGCATTAGCAGACATTACCCAGAAGTTCACGACATCTGCTCAGATCTCGGTAGATATGCCGTACTCTGTTACCAATAAATTAGGCACGACATATTCAATATCAGGTACAAATATAACTCCATCTGTAACTAGTGGGGGATCTACAACATCTAATGCCATAGGTGGTTTAAATATAGGCAGCTTGACCGCAGGTGTACCTGCCATGATTCAAACAGACAAAGCGGTAACAACAGCGGGATCAGCTTTTTCTCTTACTGAATCAGTTACTATGGGTGACGCAACTCCAAGTGCGATCACGCCATCGTCAGGCATAGCAGCATTACCACATCTTGGTGGACAGACAACTATAGGATCTGGGGGTACTTTGGGAAGTGGGGTGATGACGAGTTTGAGTAGTGGGGTGCATACCTGTTCAGGTGCATTTGGATCTGGTTCTAGTTGCATAGGATCGACAACAGTAACAATAACCATTGACTAAATTTTGGCTGCTATTCATAATATTATTTCCTGTCAAAACCCTTGCAAATCCAGTAATACCTACCTTCCGTACAGGAAGTTCAAGCACAAATTCCCAGACTCAAAGTGTTATAACGGAATCCGTGGTATCTCATCAGTTTCGGACAGGGTATTCTTTAAGTGTCTCAGGCACGAACATAGAAAGTGCAGATGTTAATGGCTATATTAATTCAATCCCTACAGCAGATGCTGAACAAACAGTTAATGGCATTAAGTTTTCATATACAAGTCCTACGTTGGAAGGTGTGCCTAGATGGAAAATAGTAAACGAAGGTCAGCCTTTCAGCTTGGTCGAATCAATAATTTCTCCCGGTTTAGACACAATTACCACAATCAACAGAGTAATAAACACCACTACAACAACCACCGTAGAAACCACGTTTGGGCAGTAGTTTTACTTTGTCTATGTCCAACTAAGGTATTTGCTAATACAACTGTAGCAAGCCCATCTAGTAACGCACAGGGAACGGTAAATAACAATGCCACCATGATTGCCCCACAATCAACCCCTCAATTTAGAATGTCACAGGGTATAGTTTGTAGTTCACCTAGCCTTACCATTACACCTTTTCTTACTGACTCATGGTCATTTAACCGACCTATATCAACAGAAACTGTACAACCAATTTACAACGAAGACACTGGTGAGATCAAATATTATCAGCGTACACCAAGGTTTGAGAAGGATAACTACAATTTAAACTACGGTATATCAGCACAGTTTACTATTCCATTAGGCAAATCACCTGCACTATGTCATCAGGCAACAGAAATAAATATAAAAAACCAAGAATTATTGTATAAGAAAACTGAACTAGAGGTCGCTCTGTTTCGGCTAAAAGTATGTGGTGAACAAGCTAAACTTGGTGTTCAATTTACAGGTAAGTTTGCAACAATATGCGAGGGGATTGCAGTTACTGTTCCTCCCGGTCAGGTGATACCTCACTCTCATTCTTTGAAACCTTAGATTTACTTAGACGTTTACCTAATTGTTTTATAGTTGACTTCGCCGCCCCCTGTATCAAGGGTACAAGAGCCGCAGAGCCACCGGCAACCAGACCGATAACAGTAGTAGAAACGAGAACTTCAGGAGTACCAATAAGACTTTCTCTGAATGGTACGTCTTCCCAGATCGGGTCACAAGAGCCATCTATACTTCTTTCATATTTTACCAATCTTTCAATTTTTTTATCATTTCTGTAATCTCCTTCCCTAAATGGTGCGTTCTTTGGAGGGCAAGGTTTGTATTCTTCTTCTTTTTTTTCATTGTTTGTTGTCTCAGTTTTAGGTGGCTCACTAGTTGGCATCTCACTATCGTTAGCAAGATTAGGCATCTCTTCTGTAATTGTTAATTGATCTGGTACATAGTTCAATGGGTTAAAACTAGGGTACGGACAATTTGTCACAACCCCATTTGGATCTTCTATTATTAAATTTCTATTGCCTGTATTTTTTGTATCTCTGTGGTAGTAAGTGCAACCTATAATTTGTACATTTGAATGCCCATAGTCAGGCACATAAGTGTATGGGATATGAACATCAGGTATATGTATCTCAGGTATTTCCAATTATTTTTTTGGAAGTGTTGGTATAGATATGCCAGTTGTTTTTGGTAATGCGTTATCCATGACGTTAGGTAATAGCCCCTTTACCTCGCCAAGTATAGAGTTCATAATCTTAGCTTTGAATTGTTCGCTGCTTACAAATTTGTATGTATAAAATCCTGTACCAACAATGCCCAAAGTTAGGATCGTGGTTAAGATTGTTAAAGCATCAAGAATTTTTCTCATGATTAAAGAGTCAATAATACGAGCTTGCTCAGTAATGAGCATAGTCGTTCTGCTTCTTATAGTAGCAATCAGTCCTCTTTACGTCACTATGGGTATAATGACAAGGCAATTGCGAGAACAGGTAAAGTAATTATGGATTGTTTTGATTATATGTTTTAACTAAAGTAACTTCTTGTGACCAGCTACCATACTGCCCAGCGTATCCCGACATTATAAAATACCTTACTTGACCTTGATCTTGTGAAGGTATGGTATAAGTATGCAGTCCTGTACTAGGGTTGCTCATTAAATTACCAAACGCACCAGTACCTGTGCTGTTACCACTTGGTTGTGTTGAAGTCCATTGGTTACCATTTGAATAGTTATATCTAGCAATAGCACTTATATAAATATCACATCTGTCGTGTCCTACAGGTATTGTAATACCATTTGTATATCCAGTTTGTCTAAAGCCAGCGTATGTACCGCTATTACCTTGACCATAGTTATACAATCTATCTGCGTTAGCGTTAGATCCACCAGTAGCATTAGGATAATAACCTGTATGACTCCAAGTTACGCCACTTGCTAAACCATTACCACCTTGTGATGTTCCTCTAAACCAATAGCTAGGAGGTGGTGCAGCTTGTACAATAATATAAAAGTTTCTGTCTGAAAAGTTAGTAGCAGTATCAGTTGCTCTAAGTGTAAAGTTATATGTTGTGTCTGCGGATACGTTAGGAGATGTACCAGAAATTACACCTGTCGAACTGTTTAACGATAAGTTCATAGTAGCAGCAGGTGTATTGCTATTAGATGTTAAAACACTTGTTGTCTCAGAGTATGTAATAGCTTGTCCATCTGCGTCTGACGCTGCAACAGTTATATTTACAGCAGCATTTTTTTGTATACTACCACCACCTAATTGACCTTGGGCTGTTGTCCAGTTTGGTGCACTACCCGCAGTAACTTCTACTTCTGGTGCTGCTATTATTAACCCACCATCTGGGTTAGTTACTTTTATAGCGTAAGGTGCTTTAGCTACAGTCAATGCTGGACTCACAATAGTAAGTTGCGTAGAACTATTAAACGTTACTGAACCTGCTGCAATATTAGTGCCATCATTTCCAACATAGTGAACAGTACAACCACTAACAAAACCTTCGCCTTTAATAACCATAGTAGTACCAGCAGCACCATTAGTA